GTCCATCAGGTTATCCCTGGTCCTCACGCGGCGGATCTTCTTCCAGCCGGCATCCATGTCGGCAGTTGGTGTCACAAAGGTATTGATGCCGTACTCGATGTGCACTTGCTTTTGTGACGACATCGCGAACACCAAGGCGCCGCTATTGATTGCTTGCTCAATTTCAGCATTGGTAAGCGCTCCAGCTAACTCGGTAGCATTCCGAACAACATAGTGAGTTAAAGATTCGGTTATTTGAGCAGCCGCAACCATGCCGGCCACTCTTGCAGCAGCCTTGTAGCCTTCACGGGTTACACCATCGCTACCCTTGAAGCCATTGGCAATGTAGATGATCGCCGGGTCATTGAAAGCCCTAGCATTGGCTAACCTCGTCGCAAGGGGGACGCTGGTAGGCTCGCCAACTACGCCCAGCACTCTTTTGCCCTCATTTCTCACCCGGTCAATGTATGTTTGCACGACGGCATGGGTCACCGGGTCCTCAGCATCCACACAAAGCACGTTCCAGTCAATAGCCTCAATGGCCGAAAGCCCGGCGCTGTAGCTTTCGCCATTCACCGTGGGATCCTCGCCTCCGACAAGTGGCAGTTGAGTAGTCGGAGCCAGCATACCGCTGCCATCTGCCGACTTGACGGCGGTAATATAGGGGCTGTTGGACGCGGCAATTGCATCTACCAGTGCTTGAGGTTCACCACTACCCTTAGCAAAAGTAAGGATCTGCCGCAAGGTGGCACCTTCATAGAGCAGCAGCTCCCGCTTGGTATCGTCCACCAGCGAATCTCGCACACTCACAGAGAAGTTATTGCCGCGAGCGCCTTCATATTTCGCGGTGAGGGTGACAACGTTGGCTCCCTCACTGTCCTGCAAGTTCACGGCGGCCTTTTGTCCACCGCTGCCCAGACGGTATGCCACCACTCGCCGGCAACCGCCCCGGAACGCCTCCAGCGCCGTGTCAATGGTGCCATCAACGCCATATGTGTTGGTCACCGCGTCGGCGCTCTCAAGGTACGTCACCTCTCCGAGCGGCCCCCAGGAAGCCCGGAACAAAGCCGCCACAACACCCTGGGAAACGATAGCTTCCGGCGGTTCACCGATGTTGGTCACCCGGACGTATACGCCAGGCCTTATTTTTTGTTCACCTACTTGAAAAACAGAGCCAGCCATTCAGGCTACACCTTCCTTTCCAAAAAGTCTTTGACTGCCTTTTCAGCTTCAGCCTTGGTCATTGTATCTTTACCGGCCAGCTTCAAAGCGCCGGCCATGACTTCCGGCTTCACCCCAAAAGAAGAAGCCGCTGCAATAAGCTCGCTGCGGCTGTAACGCGCTTCCGGCTGTTGAACCGTCATCGTCCTATCCGGTTCCTTTTTCTTACTCAAGCTGTCTCACCTCCATATCAATATCACCGCTTGCAACAGCTTTCTTTAACATTTCATACTGTGCTATTGGCTGCAATACCCCAAACCTAGCAGTTAGTTGTATCTGACCGCGGCGCATTGGGTCGGCTTCGCTGTCGGCGGTTATTCTTAGCAGTTCAAGAGGACCGCCATCGCTCATCTTGAGCCTGCGTTGCTTGGCTATCCCCTCCGTCACCTTTCGCACCCAGCTCAATCGGATTACTGCACTGGGGGCCAGAATATGCCCGTTTATCTGTGCTTCCATC